CCACTGGTTCGATCTTCTCGGTTGCCACCGCCTTCGGCGCCGCAAAAACGGTTTCCGGCATTACCAACGCCGCTACCGCTGTGGTCACGGCCACCGCGCACGGCTTCAGCAACGGCGACGTGGTGGAAATCACCTCCGGCTGGGGCCGCTTGAACAAGCGTGCCTTTGAAATCGGTTCGGTGACCACCGACTCGTTCACCCTGGTTGGCTGCAACACCACCAACACGGACTTCTTCCCGTCTGGTTCCAGCGGTGGCTCGGTGCGCAAGGCGACCACCTTCACGCAGTTGACCAAGGTGATGAACCCCAGCTCCAGCGGCGGCGAGCCCAAGCTGGTTACTTACAAGTACATCGACTCCGATGTCGAGTACTCGATCAACGATGGCTTCACTGCCACTTCGTACACGCTGCAGCTCGATGACGACGACACCACCGCTGGCTACACCGCGCTGCGCAGCCTGACCGATGTGCAGACCGACACGATCCTGAAGATTCTGCTCAAGAACGGCAGCCGCATTTACCTGCCGGGCACCGTGGCCCTGAACGACGTCCCCTCGATGCAGGACGGCCAGATCATGACCATGAGCGTGCAGTTCTCAGGTAATGCACGTCACAGCCGCTATACAGCTTGACGACATGAAATAGGCGAGCCGGTTGGGCGTGCAACCACCCAACCGGCTCTAATCAATCAGCGAGGTAAGCGCATCATGACTAAGCGTGATTTTACAGACCGGCCTTATGGCATCGTCTATCAGGCTCGGCACATCGCCAGTGGAAAAAGCTACGTGGGGCAGACTGTCGGAAGCCTAAACGAAAGATGGCGGCAGCACATAAAAACGAATTACTGCCGGTTGTTGCATAACGCGATTAAAAAGTATGGGGCCGATGCCTTTGAAGTTTTTCAGATTGACGCTGCCAACTCGAAGGAAGAGCTTGACCAACTGGAAGAGCTACACATTCAGCGACTAAATACCATGAGCAGGGCGCATGGGTACAACCTCCGCAATGGTGGAAGTTGGGGCAAACACTCCGAAGAGTCGAAGGCGATCATGTCTGAGAAGGTTCGTCAGGCGTTGCTCAATCCTGAATACAGGAAGGCTCTGTCTATCGGTCAAAAAAGAAGGATTCGCACTCCTGAGCACAATGCCAGAGTCGCGGCGGCTTTGACAGGGCGAAAGGCATCGGAGTCTCATAAGAAAAAGATGTCAGAGGTCACTAAGAAAAGATGGGATGACCCGATAGAGCGAGAAAAGATGAGGATCAACTCGATTGAGGCTCGTGCAAGCCAAGCATTCATCGAGCAGGTTTCCGCAACCACAAAAAACCAATGGAGCGATCCAGAAAAACGAGCCCGGCTATTGGCGGCTCAAGCAGCAGGGAAAGCCGCCTTCTGGGCTGATCCTGAAAAGCGCGCAGCACGGATAGCGAAACGAGCTGCAACTATTGAGAGCAAGAGAGCGGCATAGTCATTGCCGAATCCTCAACCGAACAGGCCCGCATTGCGGGCCTTTTTCATTGGCGAAAGCCAAAGTCGCACCTGCCGGCCCTGTCCTCCCTTCGCTGGGGAGGCTGGGCTGGTAAGGGCATTTCATCCCCCAGCGAACCATCACCATGTCCAAAGTCATCCTGGGCGCACGCCCCAAAAACTTCGCCGCAGTCGTCACCGTCACCATGCTGGACGGCACCACAGGAACCATTCCTGTCTCATTCAAGTACCGCACTAAAAAAGAGTTTGGCGAGTTCGTTGACGCCATGATGAAAGATGCCGGCCAGGAAATCACCACGACCGGAGAAGAGTTCAGCATGGCCCGCCTGCAGTCCCTCACGGTCGAAAAGAACGCCGACTATCTGCTGGAAGCTCTCGACGGCTGGGGCCTTGACCAAGAGTTTGGGCGCGAAAGCCTTGTGCAGCTTTGCGACGAATTGCCGGGTGCCGCCGTGGCCATCATGGACCGATACCGCGAAGCCGTTACACAAGGCCGCTTGGGAAACTGAAGGCCGCCGCAAAGGCGGTTTACGAAACTCCACCCACGGCGGAGGAAATCCGCGCAAGCGGGTTTGAGCCGGAAGACTTTGAAGACGAATCAGCCGAGGTCTGGCCTGAAAACTGGCCGGCCTTTGTGCTGTTCCTGACCCTGCAAACGCAGTGGGTCATGGGGCCGGCTGGCCACACCGGATTGAACTACCTGACGCTGTTCGCCCTGCTTGACCGCAGATACCCGGACAGCGCCGACTGGGAAGAGGCATTTGCCGACATCCAGGTGCTTGAACTCGCCGCGCTGCAGCAGATGCGCGCCAAAACTTGAGACCCAACCATGTCCACTGAAGAGCGCAAGATACAGCTAGGCGTAGAGGTTGACGCCACAGGTGCGCGCGCTGGCTTCGATCAGGTCGCGCAGGGCGCCGAGAAGATGGCGCAGGCTGTCGGCCAGGCCGGGGCAAAGGCCGGCGCCGGCATGGACAAGCTGGGCGACGCAGGCGCAGGCGCAGCCACCAAGCTGGACAGCAGCACCAAAGGCATCATTGCCAGCATCCAGCGCACCACCGCCGCCATGGAGGCCGGCGAGCGTGGCAGTACCCAGTATTTCGAGGCACTGGCCAAGCAGCGCGGCGTCAGCGTTGACACCCTGCGCCCCTACCTCGATCAACTCCAGGCCGCCAAGACAGCGCAAGACGCCGCCAATGCCAGCCTGGGCACCATGGGCATCTCTGCCAAGCAGACCGCCGCCGCCCTGCGCGGTGTGCCCGCCCAGTTCACCGACATCTTCGTGAGCCTGCAAGGTGGCCAAGCGCCCCTGACCGTGCTGCTGCAACAAGGTGGCCAGCTCAAGGACATGTTCGGCGGTGTGGGCGGTGCCGCTCGCGCGCTGGGTGGCTACGTGCTGGGCCTGGTCAACCCCTTCACCGTGGCGGCTGTTGCGGCGGGCGGCCTGTTCCTGGCCTACCGCTCCGGCGCCAGCGAGGCCGAGGCTTTCAACAAGTCGCTGATCCTGACCGGCAACAACGCCAAGATCACGGCGGCGGGCATGGCCGACATTGCCCGCTCGGTGCGCGAGGCATCCGACAGCATCACTCAATCGGGCGCTGCCGCCTTCCTCACTGAGATTGCCACGTCCGGCAAAGTGGGCGCGGAAAGCCTGGGCCGATTCACCAAGGCCGCGCTGGAGTTTGAGGCGGCTGGCGGGAGCGCTGCTTCTGAGGTGGCAAAGGCTTTCTCAGAGCTGGCCAATGAGCCTTTGAAGGCTTCGGTCAAGCTCAATGAGTCAATGAACTACCTGACCCGCTCGACTTATGAGCAGGTCAGGGCGCTGGAAGAGCAGGGCAAGTTCACCGACGCGGCGCGCGTGGCACAGGATGCCTATGCAACGGCCATTGAACAGCGAACGCCTGCACTGGTGGAAAACCTGGGCTATGTGGAATCCGCATGGAAGCGCATCACCAGCGCCGCGCGGCTGGCATGGGGCAGCGTAAAGGAGGCTGGGCGCTCGACCGAACTTGACCAGGCCGACGCGCAGTTGCAGAACGCGATCAACACAGGCGCCACCGAGGCGGAGATTCGGGCGCTTGAGGTCAAGCGCAATCGTCTGCGTGAAATCGAGAACGCACGTCGAGCCGAAGTCAAGGCCCAACAGGAGCAGAACGACCGCACCAAGGCCGGCATTACGCTGGCCGATCAGGCTGCCGCTGCTGACGGAGCGCTTGCCGGTCAGCGCCGCAAGGTGGCCGAAGCCACGGCTTTGTTTTCTGCCGCCACGAAAGGCCTGGCCGCAGACTCTGCCGAATACCGCCAGGCGGAGGCTGATTACCTCAAGACTGTTTCGGCTGTTGCCAAGGCGGAGGAGGACAAGACTGCGGCCCGCGTTGCTGGTGGGAAGAAGCTGACCGATGCCGAGCGCGAACGACTGGCCGTCATCAAGCAGAACCGAGAGCTGCAAACTGCCGCCGTCAACGAGTACCTAAAGGGCTTGCAAGATCAGCAGAAGTTGCTGGAAAAGACCGCTGCCGACGAGGCGAAGCGCTTCGCGGCGCGCGAGAGCGATCTGGACCGCATCCGGGAACAAATCCGGGCCGAAACCGATGCCGCCGCCGCCATTGGCCTGAGCAAGTCGCAACTGGTGGAGTTGGCCGCTGTCAAGCTCGAGGACGCCGCAGCAAGCAAGGAGCGCCAGGCGATTGATGCCGAGATCATCGGCGATTCGCCTCGCATCATCCAGAGCTACCGAGACGAGGCCAAGGCCCTGCGCGATCTGGCCGCAGCCAAACGCGACACAGCCGCGAAGCAAGCGCGCCAGGACATGGCCGACGACTGGGCCAAGGAAACACAGCAGGCAACCCAAGAATGGGCGCGCGCATCGGCTGACATCGAGAAAAGCATCACCGACGCGCTGATGCGAGGCTTCGAGTCCGGCAAGGGCTTTGCCGAGAACCTGCGCGACACCGTGGTGAACATGTTCAAGACGCTGGTGCTGCGGCCCATCGTGCAGGCCATCGTCAGCCCCGTGGCTGGCACCCTGACCGCTGCGCTCGGTGTGCCGTCTGCTGCCAATGCTGCGACCAGCGCCGTGGGCGGCATCGGCAACCTTGGAAGCATCGGCTCTGCATTGGGTGGATTCGGCACGGCTGCCGGCTACGGTGCGCAGGCGCTGTTTGCTGGCAACGGCCTGGGCGCCATCGGCGGCGGCCTGGGAATGCTCGGTGCTGGCAGCATCTCGCAGGGCTTGGGGATGATCGCTGGCGTGGCCGGCCCTGTGCTGGCTGGCGTGTCGTTTATTTCGTCCCTGCTCAAGTCCACCAAGACACCCGGCGAGCAAACCATGGGCGGCTACTACAGCAGCCGGGGCCTCGAAGCCAGCATGGAAAACGCCCTGGCGATCACGCCCAGCGACGCCGCCGCGCGCGACCTCATCAAGCGCGAGGACGCCGACCTCAAGACATTCACGCAGCAGACCGTGGACGGCGTGCTCGCTGCCGCCACCAACAGCGCCAAGGCTCTGGGCATGGACATTGCCCTGGGCATTGACGCCGGCTTTGCCGCCAACCTCAACGGCCAAGCCAAGAACAAAAACGCCTTTGGCTACGCGCAGCTTTTTGCCAATGGCGAGCTCGCTGGCGAATACAGCAACCGGGAGCTGGGCAGCGATGTGACCGCAGCCGGTGCCAAGTTCGCGGGCGATCTGTCCGACGCAGTGGCCGACATCATCCTGGCCGGGTCGGACCTCAAGCGCAGCGGCGAAACGTCAAGCCAAACGCTTGCCCGCTTGGGTGGGAGCCTGACCGCCGTCAATGCTCAGTTCGATCTGCTGGGCGTGTCCATGCTTGACACCAGCCTCAAGGGCGGCGACATGGCGAGCACTCTGGCTGATGTGTTCGGCGGTGTCGAGCAGTTCCAGCAGTCCACGGCCAACTTCTTCAACGCCTTCTATTCGGACTCCGAGAAGTTCAGCACTCAGCAGCGCCTGCTTCGCCAGGGCTTTGACGAGCTGGGCATTGCCATGCCGCGCAGCACCCGCGATTTTCGATCGCTGGTGGAGGCGCAAGACCTGACCACCGAGGCAGGGCGCGAGATGTACGCGCAGCTCATGGCGCTGGCTCCCGCTTTCAGCTCGGTGGCAAGCGCAGTAGAGACGGCCTTCGACAGCATCAGCCAATCCACCGCCAGCAGCGTCCGAGACATCCAGCTCTCTTTGCTGGACAGCGCCGGCAAGTATCAGTTTCTGGACCGTGAGATTGAAAGCCTCATCACCAAACTGAGCGGGGCAACGCTGCCAAGTGAGATTGAACGGCTGTTCGGCCAGATTCAGCAGAGCACCATGCAGGCGTATGGCCTGCTGGATTCTGACCAGCAGAAGAAGGCAGCCGATGGGTTCATCGACGCGCTGTACGAAGCCGAGGCCATCGCCCAAAGCCGCCTGAGCGTGACCGGCGACCAAGCCGCCACTGTGCAGCGCCAGGTCGAGGCGGTGCAGCGCCAGATGGAGGCATCGCAATTGCAGCGCGAGGCCGCTGATTCGATGGTCAGCGCCGCCACCGAGATGCGCCAGGCAGCCGAGCGGATGCTGGCCGCTGCCAACACGCCCATCACAGTGCAAGGCGCCGGCGCTCAAACCCGCCGTGAGGTGGCCTTCGTATGAGAGCCACCGACGCGGCACAAGATGCCATCCTTGCCGAGCGATTCACGCGCCCGATCTACATGGTGGAAATCGACATCGGCGGGCAGGAGTACCTGAGCACCAACGGCGACGTGACCGTTGCCGGCATCGACTACACCGGGGCCGACGTTGGCCTGCGCTCCATCCAGAACTGGTCGAGCGCTGTTGTCAGCCTGCTGCCCACACCGGAACGAGTGGCTCAGGTGGTGAGCCAGTCGTGGCGCTACGGGCGCTGCCGCATCAGCCTGTTGCCGGCCACTTACTACCCGCTGCTGATCCAGCCTGGTTACGTGGCTGACGGCTACTTTTTGCAGGGCGCTGTTTACGCCGATCCGATGCTGCTGGTGGATGGCGAATTGACCGCCGCCAGTTTCTCTGGCGACCGCGTGGAGTTCACCGTGGCCAGCCGCGTCAGCGTGGGCCGCTGGCTGCCCGCCGCCCGCATCGCCCCGCCCATCTGCAACCACCTCCCCAAGCCCGGCACGGTCATCGTGTGGGAGGGCGACCGCTACACCTTGGAGGCCCGATAAATGCCCACCGTTTCACTCCCGGCCGGGCTTTACGCCTTCGTCGGCACCACCATGAGCCAAGAGCTGGGCACCGTGGTTGACCGCACCGACGACGGCGCCCCGGCCCTGCGCGACCTGTACGCACAGCCCTGGTACAACATCGCCGCCAAGTTCACCATCCTGACCCGCGCCCAGCAAGACACGCTGCGCGCCTTCCTGTGGAACAACCGCGCGGCTGAAATCCTCATCAGCATCAACGGCACCACCTACGCCTGCTACCTGATCGGGGAAATCCGCACCAGCTTCAACCTGGGCGCCGGTCGCGGCGCGGTGGATGTGCAAATGCGCGGCCGGGAGGTAGTCGTCTGATGGCCACCACATTCCTGCCCGATGTCGTATTCCCGCCACCGCAAGTGGGCGGCTCCGGCCAACTGCCGGCCAGCGACATCAACGACTTGGCCAACACCCCGCGCGACATGACCACCACCGTGGCCGCGCGTGGCGCCCTGGTGCCGCTGCTGTACGGCGAGCGCGATGTGCCCGGCCTGGTGTTTGCCGTGGGCAGCGTCGGCTCTGACCTGCTGATCGGCTTTCTGTGGTGCCTGGGCGAGTGCCAGTCCATCGAGGCGGTCTACTTCAACGACGCAGCCGTTCCCGGTGGCGTGACGCTGACCGACTACCTCGGCACGCCCACCCAAACCGTTGACCCCACGCTGGCCGCCAACATCGCGGCGTACAACGACCGGATGCGCGTGCCCATGCCCGGTGGCGACTACATCGGCATCTGCTACACCGTGGCCCGCATCCCGCCAGGTGTCATTGATGGCTTCCCGCGCGCACGTGCGCACATCAAGGGCCGCAAGGTGTACGACCCGCGCGTGGACGCCACCCTGTACCGCGACAACCCCGCTCTGTGTGTGGCCGACCTGATCGAAAACACCGCCTTCGGCCTGGGCCGGACCACCTCCGGCGTGTCCGCGTGCGCTGACTGGTGCGACTCCCTGCTGGGTGGCGTGGCAGGTGCCTACCGTGCGCGCGTGGCCCTCTACATCGCCAATGGCCGACCGGCTGAGGAATACGTCGATTTGCTCTGCGAGTACGCGGAGTGCCTGCGCGTGTACGAAGGCGAAACCGTCAAGCTCATCCCCGACCAGCCGGTGGACCTGGGTGCTGTGCCCGTGGTGGATGCCGACAAGATCATGGCCGGCTCTCTCAGCCTGCAGGCCGAATCGTCCACCGACACGCCCACGCAGATGGAGCTGCAGTACACCGTCAAGCCCACCGACCTGACGCAGCCCTGGGGCATGGAGCCCGTCACCGTGTCGCTGGCCGGCGTGGACGAAGGCGAGGTGCAGCGCATCCCCACCAGTGTGAGCATGGAAGGCGTGACGCGCGAGATTGAGGCCGCCAACAAAGCCATGGCCCGGCTGATGCGAATGCAGAACCGCATGACCGCCACCTGGACCACGCGCGACAAAGGCGTGACCCACCAGCGCGGCGACGTGGTGATGATCGATCACCCAGCGCGCGGCGTGTCCATGCCGGTGCGCATCGTGGATGTCAACCTGGTTTCGCCAGGCCGCTACCAAGTCACAGCCAAGCGCTACGACGCCAACCACTACCCCGCCGACATTGTGCTGCCCTCCGATGAGGGCGTGGTCCCCGTCGGCGCCATCGGCATGTTGGTGGGCACCACCGTGCCCGATGGATGGGAGCTGTTCAGCGCTGCCGATGGCCGCTACATCGTGGGCGCTGGTGGCGCGCTGGCGGTGGGTGATACGGGCGGCACATCCACCTTGGGGCCATTCAGCGGCACCTCTGGCAACGGCGGCGACCACGTGCCCGGTGATTTGGGCATCCCCCAGCCCAACCCCGGCTCAACGCCCGTGCCTTACGGCATCATGCCGAAGACGTCTGCGCTCGATGGCTATGTGGGCTACCACACCCACGCATACACCACCGCATCAGCCGCTGAAAACTTCCTTCGGCGCGAGAACGCCCTGGTTCGCAAGATCACCGCCGACGGCCTCACTGTGCCGCCCACTGTGCGCGTTTGGGGCCTGCCCAACATCACCACCACGGCCACCAAAAACATTGGATTTGCTGGGCGCTTGCTCAAGGCGGCAGCGGCATCTGCCAATGCCGGCGCATCGTCGCAAAGCCTGGCCACCACGCTGGCATCCACCGCCGCTGCGCTGCACGACCACTACACCGACGCGTGGTCGGGTTACGACCCATTCGGCACAGGTGGGTCGGGCACTTGCCGCTACTACGTGGAGAGCATGGGCGCCCACGGTCACGGCGCCACGTTCACCGCCGTTCACAACCTGCAGCGCCGTCAGCTTTGCGCGTTCGACTCAGGCTCGGATTTCGTCGTCACGCCCGGCGTCATCATGGCCTGGGCTGGCTCAGTGGGAGCGCTGCCCCCCGATTGGGTGCTCTGCGACGGCGCCAGCGGCACACCCGACATGCGGGACAGGTTTGTGGAGTTCGCCGGCACCACCCCTGCCGCGCCTGCCGGCAACAACACCGTCACGCTGACCGGCCTGAGCGATTCGCACGGCCACACGCACGACGCTGGCGCGTGGGCCGATGCCCCTGTCTACAACTACGCCGGCCACTCCGGCACCGTCTATCACGACCACTACACCACCGCCTCGCACGCCTTCACGCCTGCCTATTACGCGCTGGCTTTCATCATGTTTGCACCGAGCTAAGGACACCACCACATGAGCGATTTCATTTACCAGGAAGGCACCCCGCTGGACTGGGCCGACATGAATTACAACCTGCAGCAGATGCAGGCCAAGTACCTGGACAGCGCCAACAATGCGGCCATCGCCATAGCGGCGGCGAACTTCAAGGGCAACTGGATCGCACTCACCGGGCCTCTGGCTGTGCCGGCTGCGGTGTACCACTCTGGCAAGTTTTGGCTGTTGCTGTCTGCCCTGGCTGATGTGACGGCCAAAGAGCCGGGCGTCGATGCGGAGTGGCTGGAAATCATCACCGGCAATGTGATGGGGCCGGCCAGTGCGACAGCGGGCAACTTGGCCACGTTGGATGCCACCGGCAAGGTTCTGAGCGATGGCGGGATTGCACCGGGTGCGCTGATGCCGAAGGCGGGCGGCACGTTCACCGGGGCAGTTTCTGTGCCCGCTGCGGCAACGGGCGCTCAAGCGCCGCAGGTACAGGAGGTGGTCAAGAAATCCGGCGACACCATGAGCGGCTCGCTGTCGGTCGGTGGCAATCTGACCGTCACCAGTGGGTCGGCGGCGATTGGCTACGGCACAGGCGCAGGCGGCACGGTCACGCAGGCCACCAGCAAAACCACGGCGGTCACGCTCAACAAGCCGGCTGGTCGCATCACGATGCACAACGCTGCGCTTGCGGCTGGCGCGTCGGTGGTGTTTGTGGTCAACAACACGTCGGTCACGCAAAACGACGTGGTAGTGCTCAACGGCATCTGGACGGCGGTCAACCCAAGCAGCTACCGCATCGAACTTGAGCGCATCACCTCAAGCGGCACGTTCCACGTTCGCGTCACTAACATCACCGGAGGCTCACTTTCTGAGGCGCTAGCCATCACCTTCGCAGTCGTCAAGGGGGCTACATCGTGATCCTGTCGCAACTCATCCGCTACACCAACGCCCCGGCCATCGAGGCCACATGGGTGGACGAATCCGGGCAGGTGGTCAAGTGCCAAGCCTACGCCAACAGCCAGATGGACATGCTGGCCGCCGACCTGGGCGACGATGCCGCACAGCACCAGCCGCTGATGGACGAAGTGGCGGCCACGTATGTGGAGCCTGAGCCGGTGCCACCGACTGTGCCCGCCAGCGTCACCATGCGCCAGGCCCGGCTTGCGCTGCTGGGCGCCGGCAAACTCGCCGCCGTGGCCGCTGCCCTCGACTCGCTGCCAGAACCGGCGCGCAGTGCCGCCACCATTGAATGGGAGTACAGCAACGAGGTGCTGCGGCACAACGGCTTTGTGGCCGCGCTTGGCCCGGCGCTGGGAATGAGTGACGCCGCCATCGATGCGCTGTTCATCCAGGCGGCCACGCTGTGAGAGTCGCTCTTGCACTCTACAAGGGGCCGCCCCGCCGAGATCTGGCCCATACGGTCAGCCACTACGCTATCCGCTTTTGGACGTGGAGCCGGTGGAGCCACGCCGAACTGGTGATAGACGGCACCTGCTACAGCTCCAGCAGCCGCGACGGCGGTGTGCGCGCAAAAGACATCGACCTCACCTCCGGGCGCTGGGATGTGCTGCCTCTGCACCTGGACGATGAGCGCATGGAGGATGCGCTGGCCTGGTTCCTGACCAATGCCGGCGACCGGTACGACTGGGCCGGCATCGCGCGATTTGTCCTGCCGTTCCTGCCGCATGGCCGTCGCCGCTGGTTTTGCTTTGAGGCCATCGGTTCGGCGCTCGGCATGGCTGGTTCTCACAAGCTGACCGCCAACGATCTCCACGCCTGGGCTGTGCAGCGGCCTGCGTTTGACTCCACCGCAAACCAAGACTGAGACCATGAGCGAACCCATATCGACCTCTGGCGCCGCAGGGGCGTCCCTTGTTGCCATTGCATCCGGCCTGGTCGGTGCCAAGTTTGGCCCCATGGCCACGGTCATGGTGGCCGCGCTCATTGGCACGCTTGTGAGCTTGGGCGAGGTGGACACCACCAGCCGCACCGAGGCCGCCAAGTACGTGGCCCGCTACGTGGCCATGGCCGCCATCTTGAGCGGCACCCTGGCCTACCTGGTGGAGCGCTACCTCGAAATCCCAGCCGTTGAGCTGTTGGCCCTGGTGGCGTTCATCATCGGCTGGGTGGGCAATCGCTGGCTGGCACTGCGCGAGGCCATCGCAAACGCCCTGAGCGTGTTTGTCGGTCGCAAGGGGGCAGGGCAATGACACCACTGCTTTTCATCCACACCGCGCTGGCCGCCGCACTGCTGTGGTCCAGCTTCTGCCGCGCGAGCATCACCAACAAGCGCAACACCGTGGCGCCCGTGCGCTGGGCGTTCTCGGTGCTCATGTCTGCCGCCGTGGTGGCCCTGGTGGCGCCCTACGTCTGGGCGTACCAGCCCGACTACATGTCCGTCACCCTGCTGACAGGCATCACTGCCGTGCAAGTTGCCACCGCCGCCTATTGGGGCAACGGTGTGCCCGAGTCTTTCCGGCCAAAGGAGAAAAAGCCATGCGCCTGACCGCCAATTTCACCCTCGATGAACTGACCCGCAGCA